ACATTAAACAAGATTATGGTCGCTCTTGGTATGAACGAGAAAGCGGCTGTAGAGGTAACTCTAGCGGAAGAAAAGTTAGAGGACGGCACTATGGTTGAAGCCCAAGAATTCAAATCAGGTCAATCTGTATTTGTAGTCACCGAGGATAAAGAGAAAATGGCTATGCCTGAAGGCTCTTACAAAATGGAGGACGGCAAGATCATGGTAGTCGATGATATCGGTGTAATCAAAGATATGATAGAGGAAGCCGAAGAGAAAGAGGAAGAGGCTGTTGAAGAACCCGTAGAGGTGGAAGCCGAAGAAAAGGTTATGGAGCCTAAGAAGGTTCTCGAAAGCGAAACCATTTCTCGTGAAACTTTCTTTGCTGAAATGGAAAGCCTTAGAAGTGAATTTGCTAGCATGAAGGAAGAACTTGCTAATCTAGCATCACAAAAAGAGCAAGCAGAATTACAGCTATCAGCAACAGAAAAAGATCTCGAAGAGGTAAAAGCTAAGTTAGCAGAAGAACCTGCTTCTAAGGGTATCTCACATAGCCCTGAAGGCAATGTAGAGGCTAAATCACAAGTGCGTCTTGGTAAGAATGGTCCTATGACTACTGCTCAAAGAGTATTTGAAAGAATTTCTAAAATAAATTAAATAAAAATATCATGTCTAGAACATTATCACATGTGGCTTCACGCAAACCAATGAGACAAGAAACATTGAGCGCAGCAGCTACATTAACTGAAGGTCAAAGCAACACAACTTTTTGGTTGGATGCGGCAGCAGGTAAGACAATCACTTTGCCTGCACTAAAAGCAGGTCTATATTTTAAATTTGTGGTAGCAGATGCCTTTGCTACTGATAATTGGATTATCGACTCTGCAGAGGGTGATAACATCAATGGAATTTTAGTAGTAAACGGAGCATCCGTACCTGCTGATGCTGAAGATCAAATCAACTTTGTTGCTTCTGCTGAAAGTGTAGGTGACTATGTAGAATTTGAGTGTAACGGAACTTATTGGCTTGTTTCAGGTATTGGTAACAGCGCAGGTTCAATTACAGCAACTGATCCATCATAAGAATTATTAAAAGATAAAAAATCATGGCTACAAATACTAGCATAACCACAACGTATGAAGGTCAATTTGCAGGACAATACATTTCTGCTGCATTGCTTTCTGCGAACACTCTTGACAAGGGCGGTGTCCTTATCAAGCCAAACGTAAAGTACAAAGAGGTCGTAAAGACTCTAAGTACAGACGCAATCGTTTCTAACGCTTCATGTGATTTCGCAGATACTTCTACGATCACTTTAGCAGAACGTATCTTACAACCTGAGGAATTTCAAGTGAATTTGGAATTATGTAAAAAGGATTTTCGTTCCGATTGGGAAGCAGAGCAAATGGGCTTTAGTGCTTATGACTCTTTGCCTCCTAAGTTTAGTGACTTCTTGTTAGCACACGTTGCTGCAAAGGTTGCTCAAAAAACGGAGCAAACTATTTGGGAAGGTGTAAATTCCAACTCAGGTGAATTTGACGGATTAGTTACTTTGGCTCTTGCTGATAGTGACGTGATTGACGTTTCAGGACACGCAGCAGTAACTAGCGGTAACGTAATTACTCAGTTAGGATCTATTGTAGATAAAATTCCTTCTACCTTGTACGGACGCGAGGACATGTTCTTGTATGTATCTCAAAACATTGCAAGAGCATACGTTCGTGCTTTAGGTGGATTTGCTTCTAATCTAGGGGCTAATGGTACAAATGCACAAGGTACTCAATGGTACAACGGAGGCGAACTATCATTTGATGGTGTTAAGATCTTTGTTGCTAATGGATTGGCAGATGATACTGCTGTAGCAACATATCGTGATAACCTATTCTTTGGAACAGGTTTATTGAGCGATCACAACGAGGTTAAGGTCATAGACATGAGCGAGGTCGATGGATCTCAAAATGTTCGTGTGATCATGAGATACACAGCAGGTGTACAGATTGGTATTGCAGGTGACGTGGTATTGTATCACGCATAAGATTGATTGAGGTTTAATCAAGAGGGCAGGTAGGCAGATGCTTGCTTGCCCTTTTTTAATAAGAAATAACTATGGCATGTCAAATTGCAGCAGGACGTTTAGAACCTTGTAAGGATGTAGTAGGTGGATTACAGGCGGTCTACCTATCTAACTTTGATGCTTTCACATTCGATGATATCACTTATGGTGGTACGGACGGAGAGGTGTCAGCAATAGCAGGTACTCCCGAGACGTTTAAATATGAACTTCGTGGAACAAGTGACTTCAATGAAACTATCACTTCATCACGAGAAAATGGAACTACCTTCTATGAGCAGGTACTTACATTGAATCTAAAAAAGTTGACTCCTAAAAGTCATAAGGAGATCAAATTTATTGCAACCAACCGCCCGAAGGTATTTGTGGAGGATAACAACGGAAACATATTTCTAGCAGGTGCAGAATTTGGTATGGATCTAACAGCAGGAAACATCACAAGAGGTGCTGCTATGGGTGATTCTAGTGGCTACACTCTTACCTTGACAGGTATGGAGCGTCAACCTGCAGAATTTCTAGACGATACTTTGCCCAATATAGGAGTAACGATTAGTTCAACCAACATAAGTGACATTTAAAGATCCCTGTATCTTTGTCTGCGAAGGTGATCTCTATATGGGGTCACTTTTTTTTTGCATTTATTTTTTGTAATTAAAAAAAAGGTTATATATTTACAGAGTAGAAAAGGGGGTTAAGGTAATGTATTTGCCAACCTAACAAGCGAAAGCCTTGTAAAAATACGGCTAGGAGCAGCGAAATGATACCACCCCCCTTTGAAACACATTATTAACTAACAAGCAATAACATGAAACAGATTACAAAATTAGAATGTGCAGAGGTAGTTTTACCATTAGGACACAAAGTAGACTCTTTAGAAGGTGTACGTTACACCGAACTTGTAGAATGTCTAGGCGAACCAACATGGGACTATCCTAGTGGTGATGACAAGGTGCAGAAGGAGTGGGTTGTGATGTTTGGTGACGAGCAGTTTACAATCTACGATTGGAAAACGTATGATGCTGAGTACACTATGACGCAGCTAAAGGTGTGGAGTATTGGTGGGACTAGTAGTGGTTTACATTTTCGTGATGCGCTGCTTAGAAAGCTAGGACATACTAATGCCATGAGCCTTTAAAAATACAGGGGGATCTACGGATCTCCTTTTTTTTTCTTAATTTATTTTTTATTTACAAAAAAAGTATTATCTTTAGACTATTATTAAACAACAAGCAATATGAAAAACAAGTTTATTTACAACCAATGGAAGAATGACGTACTAGACGTTATTGAGGACGCGGTAGCATCTGCATACAGCAGTCACCGCGATGTAGACGAGGACTTTATTACTGACCTTATCTACCAAGAAATTGACCGCAGCGTGATTTACTATGCGGACGCATGGGCTATAGCCTATGAACTAGCTGACAGCGATTGGGCAGACATGGCTGCAGAATTTGGCGAGATCACTAATATCTGCCAACTTGCATACGCGGCACTTTATGACAAGGTGCAAGAAGATCACCAAATGGAATCAAGTTATTTACTAGAATACTTTAAAGAAGAGGAAGAATGAAACTAGGTACAGAAACAGGTTCGCTAATGAACCATTTGAGAAGCAATGATCCCACACCACCTGTAGTCGGTAAAGGGGCTACAGAATTGATGTGGACAGACAGGCACGCATACTTTGTGAATGCGGTGTCTAAGGACGGCAAGCGATGCACTATAGAACGTGCCAAAGCAATACGCACAGATGATAGAGGCATGTCGGATGCTCAAAACTATAGATATGAGCGTACAGGACACACCACAGAACTACGCTATAAGTGGGGCAAGTGGAGAGCGCAAGGTAAAGACGAGTGGAGTAAAGACAAATGGTATCCTGTAAACATAGTGTTTGGATACATGGACGAATACTATGACTTTAGTTTTTAGTATGCTTGTTAGGAGGGGGGCTGCCATGAGGCAGTCCTTTTTCATTTACGGACATATGAAGCGCAGCGCGTTATATTGATATGACGATATTGAACTCACAGAACATCTATCAATCTATAACTTGCTTTCCTAGAGACATTCTTACAGGAGAGGCTATTAGTCAATATGCACTTAGAATAGTAGATCAACAAAAGAATGCAGAGGTAGGTGTAGAAATTACGTCAAGAACTATAACCAATAAGAAGCTAGTAATTGAATTTTCATTGACTACGATTGATGAAAGGTTCTATACTACAGAGGTCTATAATAGATCTACAAATAAAATTCTTTTTAGAGGGGTGGCTTTCGCCTGTGACACTACACAGAGTCTAGATAAGTACACCATGTACTATGGGGACAACATCCTGCCAACGGCAAATGATCAAACATACATCACTTTATGAGGTTCTTACAACTGAATAGCTACACAAGTCCTAAGATTGTTGAGGACAAGCAGAATGACTATGTATCCTATGGCGTAGACAACAACTACTATCAATACCTCATAGATCTATATCATTCGAGTCCAACTAACAACGCAGCCATCAAAGGAATAGCAGACATGATCTACGGAGAAGGTCTAGAGGCTGTGCAAGCAGATCGCAACTTGCAAGGATACCTAGAGGTCAAAACGATATTCAAAGACGACTGCATGCGTAAGATTTGTCTAGATCTAAAGATGCTAGGTCAAGCTACGTTTCAACTCATTAAGTCTAAGAACGGCAAAAGATATGTAAGGGCTATGCACTTTCCTGTGCAGACGTTACGTCCTGAGAA